GACCGTGCTCGACGATGTTGCCGGCGAAGTCCAGCACCAGGCAATCGGTCTTGCCGGGGTGCAGCCGCATGCCGCGGCCGGCCTGCTGGTAGTAGAGAGCCGCGCTCTTGGTCGGCCGCATCATGATCACGGCGTCGACTTGGGTGGCGTCGAACCCTTCGCTCAGCACGTTGACGTTGACCAGCGTGCGCAAGGCCTGGGACTGGAACTGCTCGATGCGGGCCGCGCGCTCGCCGGCGGGCGTCTTGCCGTCGACCATGGCGCAAGCGATGCCTCGCTCGGTCAGCGCCTCGGTGACTGCGGTGGCATGCTTGACGCCGGCGCAGAAGACGATCCAGGCGCGCCGGTCAGCGCAGAGGGCCACGATCTCGTCGCATGCTGCAGCGACCACGTCCGCGATGTTGCAGGCACGCTCGAGCTCGCCGCCAAGGTACTCGCCGTTGCGGACGTGGACGCCGGACAGGTCTGCCCGGGCGGCACCCGCTTTACTTGTGAGCCGGGACAGGTAGCCGTCGCGAATCAGATCGCCGACGCGCGCCTCGTAGCAGACCTCGTTCAAGATGTAATCCGGCCCGCACACCGGCCCGCCGCCCAGGCGGTACGGCGTGGCGGTCAGGCCGGCAATGCGCAGCTGTGGGTTTGCGCGCAGGCAGTCGGCGATGAACTGCCGGTACTGGCCTTCGCTGCGCAGCGGGATGCGGTGTGCCTCATCGATCAGCAGCAGGTCGAAGCGGCCCATCTGCATGGCCTTGCTGGCAACCGATTGGATGCTGGCGAAGATCACGGGCTCGAAGCGGTCGCGCCGCTTCAGGCTCGCGCTGTAGATCCCGAGCGGCGCCTCCGGCCAGTACCTGCGCAGCTTGTCCGCGTTCTGCGCGACCAGCTCGCGGACGTGGGCCAACACGCAGATGCGGGTGCCGGACCATTGCGTCAGCGCCTCCCGGATCAGTTCGGCCAGGACGATGGTCTTGCCGGCGCCGGTCGGCAACACGATGCAGGGATTGCCCTCGCGGTTGCGTAGGTAATTCCAGGTCGCGTCGACGGCGGCGCGTTGGTATGGCCGGAGCTGCACTTACTTGCCCCCGATCGCTCGCAGTGGCGGCCGGTCGCCCAGTTCGTCGGGAATGAACCCGGAAACGGGACGGCCGCCGACCTGCTTCATGTAGTCGACTTCGACCTTTGCCGAATTGATGATCGTTTGCGCCACATCGCTGATTGCCTTTGCGCGCTCGATCTCCATGGGTTTGTCTTCGTCCGCTAGGGCTTCGAGCGCGGCGAACAGGTGATTGCGTAGATCCTCAATCTTATTTTTCATGCCTGTTTCTCCTTTCGATTGATTTTCCGCACCAGGGCGCCGCGCAGTTGCATGACGCGCTTGAGTGGTTCGGGGTAGTTGTGGATCGTGTTGCGGCGCATGTTCTCGCGCATGCTGATGCACTCAAGCCGGTCGATCGTGATCTCGCGCAGCTCGGTGGTATGCATGCCGGGCTTGAAGCGCACGACATACCGGACAGGGATCGGACCGTGCGCCGCCTCCCACACCAGGCGCGCCACTGACGTCCACCGACGCGCCGGCACAACGCGCGGGTCATCGGTCATCTTGCGCTCGAGCTGGCCATCTTTGGTGACGCGATAGGCGCCGATGGGCACGTAGTTGCGCGCCGCGCTGGCAGGTCGACCGAGCTTGAACCTCGTCTCGGCCGATCGACCACCCGCGACATAGTGCGTGCCCTTGTTCCACGGTGTGAGTCCTGGCCGAAAGCAATGCGCGCGGCTTCCCTCGTGACGTCCTTCCAGCCATCGGCGGGCCGTGCGGGCCGATTTCCATCCGTCCGTTTTGCGGAGGCCGAGCGCGTGCGAGCGGTTGTGCACCGCCGACATGCTGCAGCCAATCCGCTCGGCAATCTCCGCGGCGCTGAGCTCGGGGAACAACCTGCGCAACCGTCTGTCCGCCTTCGCGGTCCAGACGAAGCGTGGTGCGATCACGCGCATCACGCTGATGCCGTGACGCAGCGCCCGCTCCCGAATGAGCCGGCTGTCGCGATCCATGCGTCTGCCGATTTCGCTGAGCGACAACCCTCGTGCCGCCAGCTTGCGCAACACCGCGGTATCGCCATTGGTCCAAGGACGTCTGCTCACTGCGCACCCCCGGCAGTGAGCTTGCGCAAGCGCCGCTCGATTGCGATGCGCACGGTCTTTTGCAGGCCGCGTACCCGCAGGCATTTGTGGAGCAGCGCGGGGTCATCGCAACGGTTGACCCATCTGATGCGGTCTTCGGCGCTACCTTCATACGTGACCAGCGGTCCGCGCGACGTCGAATAGGTCGTGCCCTGGAACGGATTCATGCCGCCTCCTCCCGCTCGGGCTGTGGGCAACCAGGTACTGCGGTTGTTGGTTTTCCAGACGCACGCCAGTGCCCCACGGCCGCGTCGGCTGCAGGTGTCATCGGTTGCGGCGGCGTGCCGGCACTGGCATCAGCCTCGACAGCCGCGCGCGCATAGTCGGGATGGCCCTCGTTGATCCACACCGACCACTTGCCATCTGGCGTGAATCGGCCGAGCCGACGATCATCGTCGCTCCCGATCCACTGATAACTGCATGGATCGTGCGGTTCCGGGATCTCGGTCGCCGTCACATGTCGTGCGTCGAACGCCTCTCGCAGCGCGTCCGCGCCAGGATCGCAGATCATCGAGCGGTCCATGACGCGCAGCTCTTCGCTGGTGTACTCGCCAGGGCCTCGTGGGTCGCTGGCATTCCAGAATTGCCGCCCATCGGGCATCTCGTATTGCACGCGGTTGCGCTCGGGGTCGGCATCGATCGGCTTGGCAAAGCTGACCAGGGCCGGGATGTAGAGGTGATGTGCGCACGGCTTGGCCTGCTGTTCCAGGCTCAATGTCCCGCACTTGGCGCATGACCAGGTGCCATCCGGATTGGGCGTCGAATGAATGCAGGTGCGCGCGTTGACCGCCGCCATCTGCTGGCCGAAGCACAGCTCGCGTGCCGGGCAAAACTTGCACTCGAACCACGCCGGATCTTCGCTGATGCGCGGCGGCGGCTCGGACGCGTTGACGATGCGCTCAGCCTTGGCCTCCAGTTGCGCCGCGGCTTGGGCGTCATAGTGGATACGCTCGATATGGATCGCGTCGGTGTCTTTGTTGACGCCGGTGTAGACGGCGCGCTCCATGCCGGACCAGCGCATGTAGAGCTGCGTCTGCGTCCAGTGCTCCGGCTTGGCCTTCCGCACACCTTCCTTTTCGAGCTTGGCGAAGCTCTTGGCGTTGTGCGTCTTGCACTCCCAGACGTGCCACGTCTTGGGCGCCTCGAGCAAGCCGATCACGGCACCGTCCATCGATCCGCCGATGTGTGCGTTGTTCGGGTCGGTCAGGCGGAATTGCTGGCCAGTGCGCGGGTCGACCTGGTGCACGGTCGCGCCAGTGCTGCGCAGGTCCTGGGCTACCCAGTCTTCTTCGCGGTGGCCGCGCTGAAACAGACGAAGCATGCGGCCCTCGAACTGCTCGCGGTATGCCCAGCGGAACGCGTACCAGAGCTGCCGCTCGCACGGCCTGCCGATCACCGACGCGCCCAGGTGACCGCGCCGCGGTTCAGCGGCCTCGCGCTTTTCGTAACCGGCGTAGATCGCGGCGACGGTCGGGCTGGTGATGGTTTTCGGCAGGGTGGCCATTACGCCGCCTCTTGCCCATCGTCGTTGTCGGCGTCGGGTTTCTTCGTTTTGCGCCCGATCTTCTCGACTTCATTGAGCACCAGGGCGCCCTGGTCCGGGTCGGCCTTGATTCCGTCAGTGCTTCCGATGAAAGCGTCGGCATCGGCCAGGACGATGAAAACCGTGGTGCCCTGCGCGTCGATCAATTCGTGGCGGGACTCGCTGTACTGACTCAACGTCAGCACCGCTTTTAGTCCATCCTTCACCGTGATGGCGTCGAGCTTCGCGCGCAACCTGGTGAACCCCTGGATGGCGATCAGCTGCACGCATTGCTCGATGAGACTACGTGTGCGGTTGCGCACACGGTCAATCACTTCCTGTTGCTCGACCTCGCCCAACTTCTGCCAGACGTCCTGCGCGTGACGCAGTTCATCGAGCACGGCATTCATCAGGTCGCCGTGCATCGTCTCGGCGGCCGTGGCCTCGAGCGCGTCGACAGCGGCCTGCGGCTCGGCGACTTTTTCCGACTTCTTCTTGGTCATGATGGTTCTCGAAAGGGAATGAGTGCCCTGCGCAGTAACGGCCGGGACCAGCCGCAGGAGAAACCGCTGCGCTCGGCGGCTTGAATCAGGCGGCCTTCTGGGCCCAGGGCGGAGCTGCAGCCGCGGGGGCCGCTGCTGCAGCTGGTGCGGCCGCCTGCTGGACGACAGGGGCGGCGCCCTCGATGCGCTTCCAGGCTTTGATCTCGTTCCCGTCGCGCGTGCGCCGGCCGCCATCGGCGGCGACGAACTCGACGCGGATCACGTGCGGGATGTTGTGCAGCTGCTGGCTGTCGGTGATCGCGGTGGCAATACCGCACGCGGCACAGATGGCGAACAAGTGGCCCTGCGCGATAGAGACGGCCTGCGTGTTCGGGTTGTCCAGGTTGAGGCGTGCCCAGACCAGGCGACCTTTGTACGCGCCGTCGATGATCTGGTAAGTCAGCTCCAGGTACTGCCCATCGTTCTTCTTCGTGGGCTTCATGTCGCTATCGGTGATGATCGCCGGGTACTCGCCGGACGGCACCGGCGCGAAATCTTGCGCCGGTGGGACGGCGTTGGGGTCGAATGTTTGGCCGAGAAATGCCATGGTGTGCTCCGTAGTGGTGGGTGGGTTAAGCGGCGGCTTGGGCGGCCGGAGCGGGGGTCATGGCCCCGATCAGGGCCGACCAATCGAGCGGGATCGTGTCGGGCATGCCGTAGCGGTTCTTGGCGACGTAGGCCGGCTTCGGCGTCACATGGAGGATGCGACGGCCGGTGGCTACGCCGCGTGCGCGGTTGCCGCTAAATCCTGCGGCTTCCTTCTTGATCGCGGTTTCGCATTGCGCGAAGCCGATGATGTCGCCCCATTCCTGCACCAAGGCGGCGGCGCCGCGCTGCAGCTTGATCTGATAGCGGTCGTAGGCCTCGGAATCGGGCGAGTCGAAGTGCTTGATTTCGCTGTGCGCGATGACGATCACGGCCATGCCGCGCGTACGCAGCGCATCGAGCTTGTCCAGGAACTGGCGCCAGACCGTGTTTGCCTCGATGTAGCCCTTGCCATACCCGGGAGCTTCGATCGAAGCCCAGCTGTTCTTCTGACACACGTGCTGCCAGATCAGCGGCTCCAGCCAGTCCGCGGAATCGATCACCGCGGTGCCGAAGTCGTGCTTTTCCTTCAGCAGCGAGTCGACAGCGGCTTCCGCTTCCGCGTAGCTCGACAGCAACGGGAACGCGTTCGTCTCGATGCCAGACAGGCCATCCTCGAACGGAAGGAAAATCGGGTTGTAGGCGCTGGCGCCCAGGGTGGACTTGCCGACGCCGTGCTCGCCGTGGATCACCACGCGTGGCGGCGTGTTGGCGCGGGTGGTTTTCGCAATGGATGCGAGAGAGATAGCCATGGAGTTCTCCGTTGAATTACAGGACGTCGACGCTCACGCTGGCTTTCGCCGGCTTGATGGTCAGGGCTTGGGCGAACACGGCGTAGAGCTCGGGCTCGTCGGATTGGAGGTGCCGCAGCTCGGTCAGCGACAGCTCGGGCTTATAGCGGACCAGACGATCGCGGGTTGCTTCCGGGATCTGGCCCTTGATCTCTTCGAACACCGACGCGTCGAGCGCGCGGGTGAGCTTGCCGATGGTCTTCACAGTGAAGTACGCGGTTTTGAATGTCGTGCTGCCTTCGGGCTTGCAGCCGACCAAGGCGATCAACGCATCCTCGGCCGCGATGCGCGCCGTTTTCGCGGTGTCCTCGGCCTGCTTGCATTCGCGCAGGTGCTGGGCCGCATGGTCAACAGCGCTCGGCATCGGGATGGCGGCAGCGATGGCTGGTTCAGTTGCAAGATTCATTGCCATGATCTCCAAGAGGGTGCCGGCGACAGCGGGCTCCACGCGGGGGAACGCTTCCCCCGCCGGCGCCGGCGAAAAGTCAGGCCGCGGTGGGCGGCGGATTGCGATCGGATTGCTGCGGGCGCGAGGCCTGCCGGATGAACCTGCGGGCGAGCGTCAGGGCGTGGGCGGTACTGGTGGTCTGCATCGCCTCGAGAGCGATGCGTTCGGCCTGGCGAGTGGTCGCCATGTCTGCAGGCGAGTTCATACGCAGCAGGCGGCGCGCGGCGAAGGCGTCGGCGGGATAGACCGTGGTGGCATCCATCACAACCACCTCGCGAGCCAGCACGCGCCGGCCATGCAGGCGCACCAGGCAATCACGCAGGCCCAAAATTGCCATGCCTTGATGGCCGCTGGTACCGGCTCAGGCTCGCGTCGACGGTTGATCTGCGTCAACGGGCGGTGCGGCGG